ATGGAATGTAAGTTTAAAATCTACCTCACCAATAACCCTAGTGATTATTGGAAAGATCTTATGATTAAGCATACGATAATACTATCGAACTGTATTTACCAGTTGAGTGATGGGACCTTGTTAGCTTTGCTAATAAAAGGAATCATGAATTCTGGAGAGTATGGTACTAGTAATATTAATAGTACGACGAGGAATCTGCTTGCCAAAGTTGTTGGTTCGAGCGATTCTGACGCTATGGGAGATGACTGCCTTGAGAATTATGTCGAAAATGTTCATGAAAAGTACTGGGATAGATGTGGCTTGAAAGTTAAGGTTTATGATGAGATAAAAGATTCGTTTGAATTTTGTTCTCGTTTTTACTCGGCTGAAGGCTCCTATCTTGTGAACTATCAGAAAATTTTGATGAATTTGATTCACTCGGATGTGACTAGCCCATATAAGTACATGCAAATCATGAGATCTTTTGAAGATGATTTACAAGATCATCCAAACTTTTCATCCTTCTTTGACAATCTAGAGAAGGTTGGATTTCTACGTCCGGATTGGAGAGCTGAAGAGCTCATTTGGACGGAGGGTCCAAATTAAAGATGGAAGTAATTGCATTACCGCAACGAAAAACTACCTCACGCAGAAAGAAGCCAATTTATGTCCCTATGGTCGGAGCGAATGCCGTCCGTAGAGCTGTGATTGTTCCTTCTGTTCCTGCACAACAAAACAAAAGAAAAAGAAATCGAGTAAGGAAATCAAAGAACGCCGTTGAGTACTCCCCAAAGGTTGCAGTTTCAAGCCAAATGCAAATGCCTGGTGTTTCCACAAGTGGCAAAGGCAATCGGCAAATTGTCATATCTCGTGAGCTTAAAGCTTCACTCAATTTGAATAAAGTAACACCTGAAGGTGTGAAGTTTCTTAAGTGTGCCTTTAGTGCTCCGGATTTTGATGGATCTGGAACCTATGGAGTACCAGACGAGTATTGCGGAAAGAGTATTGCTATCAAACATCGTTTGACTACGGGCTCTAGTTTCGCTACTGGTTCTGATTATTACATTCTTTTGCTGCCCATTCCTGGGTATTCTTATTTCTATGCCCAGACAACTGCTGGAGTCCCTCCTGGGGCAACAACTCTCTGGACTGGAGTAATATATTCTGATTTCCAAAGCCTTTACGGTGGAGGAAATACCGGGGATGAGGCCTTCAACGTAACTAAGTTTCGATATGTCTCACAACATCTCGAAATTATTAGTACTACCAATGCTAACAACTGGAGTGGTAGTATCCAATCTTGGAAACTACCAGTGCAGGTAATGTTTGGTGATAATTCAGCGTTTACTGCCTCTCGTAGACAAATCAGTGGACTTAACGGCACTGCCGCTAATGATCAAGATATGTACACGGGTGGCTTTAACCTTGGAGTTTACACTGGCGCCTATAACAAGGGAAGCACCGATTGGGCTTTCTCTTCGACTTGGAACAATGTGTTTGAAATCCCAAACGTTCCGCTCCTTGCTTCAGATTGGGGTCAAGTTATTGCCCAAACAGGTTATTATCTGCCTGGGTTTGATAACAATTTTGAAACCACCTGTATCAAGGTCTCTGGTATTTCTGGCACCAACTCCGCCATATTGAGAACATGGGCTTGTGTTGAATATCAGTTCGTACCTGGAACCATGATGTATGAGATGCAAAATCTCAAATTCACATGTGATAAACGGGCACTTGAGCTATATAGATACATTGTCATGAATCTCCCAGCTGGTGTGTCAGCTTTTGACAACGCCAACTTTTGGAGTCGAGTTTTGGCCATAATAAAACAGGTTAGTGGTGGTTTATCGATGTTACCTGGACCTTACGGTCTGGCGGCAACTGGTGTAAATTCACTGGCTCGAGCTGTTGAAGAACTTACTCTTTGAGTTCTTTTTCTCTAATTGAAGGAAAACAGAAAACCGATCTAAATCATGATCTAAAATTGATTAGTCCAGTACATGACTTTAAACTGTATTGTGAAAGTTACAATGAAATTAATTTTGGACGTTGTGAACCGGTTTGTTTCTTTTACATCGTCAGTAAAGACGTTAAAATCCTTTATGACATAACAAGTTTGAACTTTCAACTTGCGATGTATGGGTATGAGTCTGGCTCTAACTGACATAGGTTGGTAATCCATGAATGCAAAGGGGCGTGTGTGGTCAAATTCGCTTGATCACTTGCTAGTTTACCGGAAACATGGGACACGATACTGCGTCGGATTGTCGGAGATGATCTATTATCCCTAAGCTCTGCTTGTTCACTCGTTG